GGCAGAACAAACCATCAACGATCTTGGTCAGTTCTTACTTGACTATTCCGTTGACCTTGCTGCTGGACGTTTTTCGTCCTAAACCAAACGAGGGGTTCTTATTATGAACAGCCTCTTCACCATCCTTAAAGGCTCTGTTGCGAAGAAGGCCCTGGGCGCTGTAGTCGTTACTGTTACAGTGTTCGGGTTCACCGTATTCCAATGGAGTCCTGGATCACAGGATGCCAATGTTAACAACTTGGAGACATTAAATGTCGAAAGCCAAACAGACGGGGTTCGAAACCCCAGTCAAGACGTTCAGCCCCGACCAGACAGCGTTTCGCCTATTTACACGGCTAGCCGCTGATTTATCAATGTCACTGCCAGAAGGGTGCGCCGACTATTTGATCGGCCGTGCCCGGGGACGCGATTATGCGTTCTTTTGTCAGGAGTTGCCTAAAGCCGCACTGCTCTTAGCAAGCGGCGATAATGCAACACACGAATGCCCCTTGTGGGGACGCTTTGTGTTTCAATCAAATGAACACATCGAGGCGTTGTACCTCCTTTCGAATTACCTCAAGAAGTATCCCTTTAGTGGGAGTGAGGTGTTTAATGAGGAATATCGGCTTGCCGCTGCTACCAAAAGTTTCTGGAAAGCAGAACGGTTTGTCCGACGGTGCAATAAGCTCGCGAAGCACCACAGAGAAGCCCCGTTAATTGTTCGAGCACGCGCTATCATCGCTGAAATTCTTCCTAGATATTCTTGGGAAGAGGCGACGAAACGTGCGTATTTCGGACCTGGGGTAAACTGTGGAGTGTCGTGGAATGAAACAGATACAGCTGTGAAGCTCTATCTGGATAAGACCGTGACGCCTTTACTTCGCCGTCAGCTGCAACATGCAGCAAGTTTCGTACCAGGCTATCTGTACTTTGAAGGCCTCCGCGTGTTTCGAGATGAGAATCTTGACACGATGGTACGCTTAGGTGGTTGGCAACCGCCTCATAAAAGTGCGATAAGTTTCCTGACTGCACTTGGTCTCTGCCGGTTACAAAATACGGCAAAAACTGTATCAGGTGGAAAGTTCTCGACAGCTCCTAAAGACGCTTTGACGTTCAGGGGGATAGATATTCAACCAGCAATGAATAGCTTCCTTCAGAATGGCCAGGGTGTTTGGATGAGTGAGATCCTTGCTTCGTATTCCCAGCAATTGAATAGCCGGGATCAGAAACGGAACAGGGTGCTTGCCTACGCTGGCTCAGCCAGCGGAATGCTCGCAACGATAGACCTGAGTAGTGCGTCCGATACCATAGGATGTGAGCTCGTTAAGAGCTTGCTACCCGCAGATTGGTACGCTGGTCTTCGTCTGACTAGAGCTCCGACCACCTTCATTGGTGGGAAGAATCATAAGTTAGCGAAGTTCTCTTCGATGGGCAACGGATATACATTTCCGTTGGAGACACTCGTGTTTTACGCGATATCTCGTGCTGCGATTGAAGTGGATGCATATAAGAATACTTATGAGGTAGCGATACCTAAAGTAGACTATAGTGCGACTGCCGATACACAGCCAAACCTAGGGGGGCCTGGTGCAAACCGGGAACCAAGCGTTTACGGCGACGACATCATCTGTGTCGCCAAGGATGCTCCTTTGGTGTTAAAAGCACTGAGGGACTGTGGCTTTTGGCCTAACAAAAAGAAGTCATTCTACACGGGTCCCTTCCGGGAATCGTG